TTGCAAGTCCGGCGGAGCAGTTTTCAATTGTTCCTGTACTTCTTTTTTTCCCAACGATTCTAACTCCAGTCCGTGTTCCGCCAGCCATTGTTTCATTTGCTGAACAGAGTTCGGATTGTCCAAGTCGGTCAGATTTTTCAGTAGATGCAATAGCTTGTCCTTTGTCAATGTGTCCATACGAATTGCTTGCTGCACCAGCTGCAAATCCAGTTGTATTCCTCGATCGTTGATGGTCTGGTCAAGGGCATACTCCTGCCAGACAAAATCCGGCACAGGAAACCGAGCAATTTTTTGTTCAATCGCTTGTTCCGTTTCCACATCCCGTTTGTTGTATGCCAGAAAGACGTTCCATTTCTCTGGAGCATCGGTCTGGGCATGAAACACCGGAATGCCATTTACATGGTCATACGGTACGCAGAAATAGCGAATCAGAGCTTTCCCCTCGGACATTTTCTGTTGCTGTAACTGTAGAACTGCCCCCACGCCGGCAAGGCTCAGCGGCAAGCCCAGATAGGCAGCCGCCACCATCGTACACCGCCATGCTTTCGGGCTGAGGTAGTTGCCGCAGGCATCCTCCGGCAATCCATAGGAAATGAAGCATTCCGGATAGTTTCGCCGCAGCCAGACCGACAGGCAGACCCGTTCAAAGCTGGCGTTGAAGGCGTGCTTCTGAATGCGGTCATCCGTCAGAGCGTTGAGGATTTCTTCCGGCAGCTGTTCGCCGCAGGCAAGGTCAACTACCTTCACTGGGGCATCGTCCACGGAATATGCAAAAAGCAGAATATCAAAATACGGGGAATCCGCATAGCGGTAAACCCCGGCTTTTGTAATATCCACATCACTTTTTGTTTCTAAGTCAATCATCAATTTTTGCATTGTTACACCTATTACCCACCCGAACAGATACTCCGTCAGTCGCCCACCCGACATTTTTGCTTACTTGTGATTCTTGAAATGATCAATCAGTGCAGCAACGGAAATTGCTGCCCAACAGAACATTGAAATGCACCAAAGAACCGCAATAACAACGGAAAGAATTGCCTCCATTTTTCTCACCGTCCTTATTACTAAATTGCCATTTTAGTTAATCAAGGAAATCGTCACTTTCAAGAGCATCGAAATCATCAGCAGCATTGGTACGTCCACTAAGCGGTTCACCATCCCGTACCTTCTGAATATTGCCCAAACCGCAGGCAATGCCCTTATTTCCGTTGCTGTTAAACGCATAGAATGTTACTGCAACTCTTGCATAGCAGCCACTGTAGACCTCATTCTGATCGAGAATCGGCTGTACCTGCTGGTCAACGATCTGCGGAGGAGTAGTGCTATTTGCATTGACAAAATAGCAGTCTTTGTACACTTCATCCTCCGGACGTTCTGCATCGCCATCTCTCAGCGGCAACTTCAGAGCAGCCTTACTCGGCTTCTTTCCTCCGAACTTTCCAATGCCATCTTCAATGGCAGCATCAATTGCAGTCTGAATTTTTGCAAGAGTTGCCTTATCAGACTTCGGAATCAGCAAGGAAACACTATACTTTGCGGCACTGCCGTTGATGGATTTCGGTTCCCAGATGTTTGCGTAACTCAAACGCACAGTTCCTGTAATCACTTTTGTTTTTCTTTCGTTTGCCATTTATTTTTCCTCCTGTATTGTTTCAAAATCTTTTTCTGCGGAATTCCAAACCGGACGCTTGTCCGAAATTGGTACAAGTGCAGGCTTACCCGGCGGTTTGTATGTGAAATTCCCAAGAATTTCATCGAACTTTTTCTTTCCGCCAAGCAGCTTTGTCATTGCGGTAATTCCCAGCAGTTCCGGTTCGTTGTACGGATTTTTCCCATAAGCCTTGACTTTTTCAATGACCTTTGCCTCATCGGTATACTTTCGATTCGACCGACCTTCCACAACTTTGTACCCATTCCACTGTTTGCCGGAAATTGCTCGCTGCAAAGCATATTCCTTGATATCGGATGCCCATGAAACCAATTGATCAGCTTTTTCCAATACTGCCTCGATTTCAGTATCCACCAGCATTTCCGGGGGAGCGAAGTCATACTGTGCCAGCTGAAGATTGTATTCTGCACGTTTTCGGCAAGTTGCCTTCACTTTACAAAACCGACAGTGTTCACCAGCACAGAAATCTCCCTCGCCTTTGGATGCAAGTTCTGCTTTCGTTTTCAATTCTGTTTCTGCCCAATGCAACAGTTCAGAAATAGGCATAACGCATTCACTAACGCTCTGGATTCTCGGCTGAAAAATCACCATCCGGATTTCTGCAATGTCATAAAGGGCATCAAATAGCTGCAATGCACCCAGAGCATACAGCATCATCTGCGAGTTGTGATCAGCAGATACTGCTACGCCCTTACCATACTTAAAGTCAATGACAGTCAGGACATCATCTGCAACAATCACACAGTCGCCCGTACCAAAACCGCTGGGAACATATCGGCTGAAATCCAAACGCTGTTCCACTAAAACAATCGGTTCTTGCAGATTTGCCAACTGTTCGGCAATGTACTGAGCATAGCTGTCCGTGCAGTCTTCCATTTCTGCATCGTAGAAGTCTAAGTTCTCCGTGGGATTAGATGCCGGATTGCCAAGCAGCTTTTGCACTTTGTACTCTGCCAACTCGTGGGCACACGTGCCTTCCAGGGCGTAGTCTGTCACGGTATCCGGCAGGGCAGCACAAAGCTGTGCGGATGGCGGACACGCCAGCCAACGAGCACTGGATGAAGCAGAAAGCACTGCGTGTAAACGGTTTGCATGATCGTTAAGTTCCAATCTGCTTCGCCTCCTCTAACAAGACCGCATATTCTTCTGGAGAAACACCAGACAGCTTTGATGCCCCGTGTTTCTGAAGCAGTGCCTTTACTGAATCTGTAAAACCAGAACGTGACTTTTCTGCCAGTACCGCTCGAATCTCAGAAATAGAAACTGCCTGCGTATCTTTCACAGACACCGGCTTCTGTACAGCCTCCGTATTGTCTTCTTCCGGCGGATATACCTGCTCAAACGTCTGTACTTCCCGTTCTGTCATGGTTTCCGCCATAGTTTCCAATTTGTCCGCCAATTGACGGATTACATGAATCACATCCAGTAATGTTGTAGGTTCTTTACTCATTTTCTTTGACCTTCTTTCTTAGCATTTTTGATGGGATTTAGAAACACGCCATCATGCACCACCTCCTTCCATAAATGCAGTCGAAAAAATCAGCATAAAATCGAACCCCATCAGTAGAAAAATCAAAATTTTTTCTTGATTTGGGCTTTGATTTTCATCATACGATGCCGAATTGCCGTTTCCGATACGCCTTCTTCTCTTGCTACCTGTGTCATAGGATTTCCTTCCACGACCACTCTGCGATAGGTATCCTGCTGCTTCGGCGTAAGACTGGACACCACCTCATGCAGACGCTGGATTTCCAAGGATTCCACTTCAATATCGACAGGCTTTGCACAATGTTGTTTCACCTTTCGCTGCTTCAGATTACGATACACCTCACGGTCATCCAACTTGTGCAAAAAGTCGATGATTTCAGGGCTTACACCCTGTTCTCCCGGATGCAGCACAGCGACTGTTCCATCTGCAAAGCGATAGACATAAACAGATCTGGCTGCTGTTCTTGTTTTACGAAATTTCATATACATATACATGACTCCTTTCTGATTGATAGAAGTCAGCTTGCAAAAAAACTCAAGTGAAGTCAAGTATATGAAACAAAAATAGCCGAACAGCATATAAAACAGTCGTCTCATATACTATCCGGCTATTTGGTAGTCAAATCACTCCGTTGCTCGGTATATTATCTATCTCTTATCAGCCATGCACATCTCAGATCTGCAGGAAACTTTCACGATGTTCCGGCAGTTTGGGCATTTCAGTTGAATAATCACTGGAATTTTAGGTAGCACAGAAATATCAAAGGCACGTTTCCCACATCTCGGACACTTCATCTTATACACCTGCTCACACCTCCAATATCAGTTCACTGTATGGCAGTGATTCTGCCCACTTGTAAAATCCAAACCACTCATCCAGCTTATGATGTTTTCTTGCTTGACAAGCGTTTCGCAATACTTCGTAGTTTAGTACTACGGTTCTACGTTGATTATAACTGGACGGGAGCAGCTGAATCATTTGCCACCAGTAAATATTCTTTTTAGTTTCCAGATATGTTTCTCGTGCCTTGTTGAGGGCTTTAATCGTGTACATAAAATCTTTGAGAAATTCTGTTCCTTCTTCAGCACCATTAAACAGATGTTCGCACGAAAAGTCATCCAATGTAAATTCTTGCTCTGCAATTTTATGCATTGTAGAGCAAGAATCAGTAACCGTTCCGACTTTGTACGTATCAAACTGTTTCCACCAATAAAGAGGGGCAATTATATCACAACTTACTGTAATCATTCGCATAAACTTCCGATGATCGGTACCTGCCTTGACTAATTTTTGCATTAAAGCCATATCGTTATCCCCAATACAAAACGGATTTTTTCCCAAATCGCTCCATGCCCAGCCACAATGAGAGCAACCCAAATTGTTGCATTTGGTTGTTATGGGTTCCTTGCAATAACAACTATCCGACTTTTCCCAACTATTCATCGGATTTCGCATTCCCCGTATGGCCGCTTCCCATCCATACACCTCTGTGTTTTCGACTTTTATCATGCCAATCCCTCCATAAATGCCGCCATGACCGCCTTTGCCACTGCATCCGCTGTTTCATCAAATTGAATCAAACACCGCTTAAACAATTCAGTCTTGAAAGATGCCATCGTGCGATCGTCCATTGCACCTTTTTCCCGCAGTTCCAAAAGTTGCTCGTTCGTAAGCATTGACCATAGCAGTTCTAATGTTTCATCGCTCATTTCCAATTACTCCTTTTCGTATTCTAATTCAATCAGCCGCTTTATCGCTGCTAAAGCTGTGTCAATTGCCACAACATCAAGGCAAAAAGCGTTATCTTCTTCGTCTTCAAAATCAGCTGCAAAGCCCTCACGGTCGCAACGTAAGTCTTCCAGTTGCCCGACTGCATTTATCAATTTTTCAATGGACAGCTGATTCTTTTTAGTTTCCAAATCACCTTCATACCAAATCGAACTCCCATCTTCACAAACCGCAATTGCCGTTATATCTGGCTTGAGAGCAACTG